CGCCGGAAATCGGGTCGCCGTTGATATCGAACGCCGAAGCGCGCGGCATGAAGAAGCGTTTGGACATGCGAAAGGGGCTCCATGAGCGGAGTGATCACGTCTGCCCTCATCATCGCCTTATGCGGCGCGGGGCTTCACACACTGGTAAACCTGCGCCGCGAACAGGCGCGAATGCTTGGCGTCCCCTATATGGACAGGGGGCGCTTGGCCTTCGTCGCTGTTATCGGCGGCGCCGCTGCTATCTACTTTGGGTGGCTGGCGCTGCTTGTGGCGAACGGCTAGCGATAGCCGCCTCGTATTCTGCAATAGCGTCTCGGATCGTCGGATTGGCGGCGCTGACGCGCGCGAGGCTGCGCGTGACGGCAGGCGTAACGGCGCCTTGAGCGATAGCGGGCGCAGTCCCGGCCAACCATCCCACAAACTGCGGGCTGGTCAGCAGGCGGGCCGCAACGGCAGGGGCAACCAGCGTTAGCCCAACAGCCTGCGCCGCGCCGCCGAAGTCGCCATCTGCAAGTTCGCTGCCGATATACCCAGCGGCGCCAATCGCCCCGCCTATGCGCGCCGTGCCCGACCAATTCGTGTAGCGCGCCGTATCGCGCATTGCGGACGCCACGCGAACCAGCCGGTCCAACTGCCGCCCAAGTTCCGCGTCCTGCGTGCCGAAAAGGACTTCGCGGGCGCCGCGCCCGTCCCGAACCAGCCGGTTCCAGTTGGTCAGGAAGGTTGCCGCCGAAAAGTCCTCGGTCGCTTGCGCGCCGGGGTTAGGTAAGCCCATGCGGTCAAGCACAGTTGCCGCCACCGTACGCCGCTCTTCCTCGCCCATGTTGCGAAGCACGCGGTTGAGCGTCTGCGCGTCAGGGCGCCCACGCTCCGGGAACATCAGGTTATAAACCTGCTGATCCGTGCCTTGTTTCTGGATGCGCTCCAGCATGGGCAGGTTGATCGTGCGGTTGAACCGCGTGTAGCGATCAGCCAGCGCCAGAGCGCGCGCCGCGTCGTCGCCCTGCGCGGCAGCGTGCGCGGTCATGTCCTCAGTGAGCGCGCGATATAAGCCTTCGAAGTAAGGGCGCGTCTCGCTTTCAGCCGGTGCCGCTGAAACTTGCGGGGCGCCGTTGCGGCGCCCGAGTGCAGTCCGTTCCCGCCGCATGGCCCCGAACGCCATACCGCCAGGGCCTGCGTCTGCCAGCAAGTCGTCAATGCGCTGTAGAACCGGCTGCAAGCGCCGCCCCGCTGATGTCGGCGCCTGTGCGATTTCAGCCGCGATCCGTGCGCGCAGGGCTTGCACCTGCGGAAACGCTACGCGCGATTGCTCGCCCACCAGCGCAAACGCCTGGTCGTAAAGGTCGCTTTGCCGCGCTGTGAAGCGTTCCACCGCACGGCCCGCGCCCTCACGAATGGCGGCGCCAGCGTTTTGCGGCGTTGTCGGAACGCCGATGCCTTCCGCCGTCTCGCCAACAGCCCGCCCTAGATCGTCGGCTTGCCCCTCCATAAAAGCGCCATACCGCCGCGCGCCGCCCAGCGTGTTGCCAGACGCAACCTGCGCGGTCTGCGTAAGCGGATTTCCGGTTACGTCGCCTGCCGATGGGCGAACGCCGGTCTGCACAAAGTCATCCAGCGTAGCGCGCCCACGCCCGCCAATAACGCGGGTCACTGGCCCAAGCGCCCAACGCGCACCCGCAACAGCCCGGTCGATCAGCGGCCCGGCCAGAGCGTTAACGCCCGCCGTAGTCGCTGCGTCCGTCACGCGGCGGGTCGGGTCGCGCGTGTCAGCGGTCCCGCCGAAGGCGTTGGCGCTAAGGGTCGCAATCTCACGCCCTGCCGCCGCGCCCAGCCCAACGCCCGCAGGCACCGCGAGGAAGGACGCGCCGCCCGTGACAGGCGCCCCGCCGACAGCGACAGGCGCCGCCAGTGCGCCGCCGATGGCACCACCGACAGCCTCGCCAATCTCCGGGGCGACCGACGCGAAGTCGCCAAGGTCAAGACCGCGAGGGTTGTAGAGCGTCGGGCGCTGCGTGCGCGGGTCAGTGAAGATGAAGTTGTCAGTGCCTTCCGGTCGCGCGTCGGGATAGAAGCGCCGGATGGTCGCCAGCCGGTCTTGCGGCGTCTGCGCTGCGCCCACGGCAGCGCGGACGTTGGCAGGCGCGCCCGTGTTGTTGTCGGGCGCCTGCACTTGCGCCACAGGCGTTCCGGGCCACTGCGCGGGCGGTGCGGGCGTGCCGGGCCACTGCGTCATCGAATGTACCTCGACCCGTCAGGGGTAACGTATTCGGTGCCAGGCGGAAGCGCCGCCGCCTCCGCTGGCGTCGAGACACGGCGCGGCTGCCCCGCGCCCGCCTGCGGGACCGTCGCCGCCGCCCGCCCAGCCGCCTGCCGCATGGCGTCCATTGCCACGCGGCGCGATTGCGCTTTTTGCTGAATGGTCTCAGGCGTATCGCCGGGCTGCGGGAAGTAGACCATAATTTCCGCCGCCATTTCGTCGCGGCCAATGACGGCGCCAGACTCGCGCCGCAGTTTCGCGCGAACCCAATCTTCTTGCGCTTGCCGGTACTGTTGTCCCGAGTTCGTCATAAGCGAATTGCCAACGAACCGGCTAACCGGCCCCGCGCGCTCGGCTGTAGTGATCGCCGTAGCGGCGCCATCCCGGATGTTACCGGGCTGGTACCCGTTCCGGGCGACCCTCTCCATCAGCGCTTCCGCCTCGACCATGCGGCGCGCGTAGCCAGCGGAGAGGTTTTCCTCGCCGGTCGGCTGCGCGTTCGGCGCCTGCCGCGTGATCGGCGTCGGATTGGCAGACGTTGCATCAGCCGCAGGCGCAGCCGCAGGCGCGGGCGCCCCGGCAGGAGCGGCAGGGGCGGCGCCAGCGGGCGCAGGAGGCGCGGCAGGGGCGGCGGCAGCCTGACCGGCGGTAGCAGCCCCGCCCGAGCCGTAAACGCCGTCAGCGGGTGGCGGGAAGCGCCCAGGGTTAAGCTGGATACCGGGCACGCGCATCAACCGCATGTTGCCGGGGTTGTTGGGATCGTCCACCCACTCAAAGCGGTCCTGTGTGGCCAGCCGGTACGCCATTTCATAGCGATCATATTCCGGCGTTCCGGGCTGGATTTCCCCGGCAGCAACGCGCGGCCCGAGTTGCAGCACTTCGGAACGCGCCTGTGCTGGCGTGATGCCATCCGACCCGCCAGCCTGTCCCGGGTATGGCGTAAACTGCCCCGTGCGCTGATTGATCTGTCCGACTACCTGCCGCCCGCCGATGTTGCGCGCCGTCTCGACAAACCGCTCCGGGTCTTCCCGCCGCATGAACGGCGCCCAGGTCTGAACCTGCGCCTGCGCCCACCGCGCAATGCGCGGGTTGGGGCTGCCCGCCAGGTCAACCAGTTCCGCAAACTGCGCGGGCGTCGGCATTCCCGGCATGCGCTGCCCGTCGCCGCCCTGCGCGGATGCGGGGATGGCTTCCCCGCCCGCAAGCGCCGCGCCAGCCTGCCCCACGCGCACGCCACCGCCCGGCGTGTAGAAGACATGCGCGCCAATCCGGCGCCCCTGCCCTTCCGGCGCCCAAGACGGCTGCTGACGCCCAAGCTGGCGCTGCAAGTCGGGGTTCAGGAAGTGGGTCGCGCCGCCGGTCGGGTCTTCAAACTCGCCCGCCGCGAGCGCCTGCTCTGCAATGCGCCGCGCCGCGATATAACGCGGGTCGGACGGCGGGATCCGCAGAAGTTCGTCACGCCGCGCGCCCCACGGCTCAAACTGCGACGGGGCAAGTACCACATCGCGGACGCCGCGCCCGGTCTGCTGCATGCGGTTACGGACCACCGCCGCCACCGCGCGCTGCCCGACTTCGCCCTGATTGGCGGCTTCGCCTAGGATCGTGCGCGCGAGAATGTCCGCGTCGTCTAGTTCCGCAGGAACGGCAATAGCCGCCCCGGTGCGAACGCCGCCCGCGCCCGGCATCGCCGCAGGTATCGCGCCCGCAGGCGCGGCAGCTCCACCGCCACCGCCACCGCCGCCGCGCTGCGCGCGATAAGCGTTGAATTCGCGCTCATTCCGCGCAGCCTCAAGCACTGGCGCCGCAATCTGATACCCGCGCATCCCCGTCCGCGCGATCTGCGCCGCCGCCGTGCCGCGAACACTCGGGTCGTCAGAGGTCAGCGCCTCGCCGTTATCCCGCAGCACCTGCGCGAGCGCGTTCTGCTCATCGACTTCCCGCTCTGCCGCCTGCATCTGCAAGCCGCGCAGCGCGTTCTGCTGCGAACGCCCGTAGTCATAACCGCGCGCGGCAAGCGGGATATTCGCGTTAAGCTGGAACACCATTCGGCGCCCTCCGATGACTTACGAGCGGAAATACCGCGCCGCGATATCGCCCACGTTTTGCAGCCCGTTCGCCCACGCATTCGCGGTGCCGATGGTCCCGGCAGCGTTGGCGTTGCCCGCCTGGCCATAGATGCCCGCGAGCGTGTTCGCGCCGTTAACCATAGTCGCGCTGGCGTTGTTGGCGAAGTTGGTGGAGGCGTTCACGCCCTGGTTCGTCGCCGTCTGCCCGACGCCCGCAAGCGCCGCGCCCCGGTTCCACCACTGCTCGTAGTCTTGGCTGGCCAGCCCGTCAGCAAAGCGCCCCGCCGCGCGATCCCGCGCCGTGGAGTTCCGCAGCCCGCGCGCCGACATGCCCGCATCGACCGCGCGCAGCCCCTCAGAGCGCCGCCAATCGTAAGAAGGCGACTGCTGGTAGTTCTCGCCCCACTGCCCCATGAGCCGCGCCAGCGCATTGCCGCCCGCCTCGCGCCACGGCGCCAAGTCCTGCCGGTTCTGGCCGTAGATTTCCCGCTGAAGGTCCAGCGCCTCGCGGTTGGTCTGCGCGGTCAGGTCTGCCGACCGATCCGCCGCGTCCGTCTGCTCCCGCGCCGCGTCCTTAGCCGCGCGGCTCTGATACCAAGCCGACCCCGCGCTGATGACAGCGGGGATGACAGCGCCCCAAATGCTCATTGCTGCTTCTCCACCAGCACGCGCAACGTGCCGCTTGCCAGATCAACCGTCCCGGCGCTGAGATTGTGAAACCAGACCACGACTGTATCCGCCGCTGTAACCTGCGCGGTCAGCGATATGCCCGCGTTCATCGGGTCGAATGACGCAACCGCAAAGTCGCCCACCTTCACGCCGCCAATCGTCACTGTCGCAGCGACCCGCGCGCCGGTCGTCAGCGAGGCCGGGTCAACCGTAACCTCGGCGATCAGCTTGCGCCCCAGCGACGTTGCGACGTTCGCAAACCACAGATGCCACGGCGACGTGGGGCGCCGCTTGTCGTCAATCATCTCAGTCCGGAACGGCGGCTCGCGGTAGAAAGTCCGCAGGGCCATCAGTGCTGCCCGCTTTCCGCGTCAACATTGACCGCAATCAGCGCCGTCCGCACCGGGTCGGACCATTGCAGCCGGAAGACCTTTTCCCGCGCAGAGCCATTGCGCCGCCACTCGACGCGGCCGCGATACTGGCCTTGGAAGCCCAACTTCCGCCACCGCTCGGCGCTCCATGTGCGCCCGCCGTCATTGGAGGAAGTCAGGAACACATCCCCGTCGATGTTCGCGCTGTCCCCGCTCGCGTAAGACGACGCGCCGCGCTCAAACTCCGCGCTGAACCGCGAGAAGAACACCCGCTTGTTCTCGCTGTGCCACGCGATGCCGGTAGCAACGCGGATCACCTTGTCCCCGTCCTCGGTCGAGAGCGTCGGGTTGATGCGGTAGATGCGCCCGTCCTCGGTATCCGCGCCAAGCGCAGCGCCCGCGTAGTTGATGACGTGCGCGCACCTCCAAGTGCCGTAGCCCTCGCTTTCGCGCTCGTGCCACATGCCCTCTTTGGCGTCGTAGACCCACGTATTGCCTTCGGACGGGAACGTGAGGACGTAGAACGTGTGCCCCTCTTGCTCGTAAATCGAACCAATGGCGTCCGACACCGTGGCGTAGCCGCCGATTTCCTGCTCGATGGCGTGGTTGGAAATCCGCTGCGGCTGGAAGTTGTCCGACCGATAGATCACCCGGTCGTCGCCCAGCCAGAACACCGTTCCAAGGCGATGATCCACGCTATCCCGCGCCGCGCAGCCGCGTTCCACGAAGGCGCCAGACACTTGCAGGAACGGGAAGTCTGCCGCGCCCTGGTTAGACCAAATCTCAGTCGTGAATTCCCCGAACAGCCACAGCACCGATCCGACGCGGACAGCGCGCACGAGGTTATCCGGCGACCGTTCGGCCTCGGCAACGTCGCCGTTCCACGTCAGCCCATCGTCAAGCGCGGACAGATGGAACGCGCCCGCATTCGCCTCGGACACGACGAAGTACCCGTCTATGTACGTACACGAGGACGCAGCCGGGAAATCCTCGTCGGTGATTAGCGTTACGCTGGTCGATGTGACGATGTAGCCCTTGCCGCTATCCGGCACGACGATCAGCACCTGGGCGCCGTTCTCGGCCATGCTGACCGGCCCGCCGCCTTCGATCTCGCCCAGGTAGGTTGCGATCCCCTCCGCGCTGACGCGGTAGACCGCCACCTCGGACACGACATAGAGCGCGCCCGCCATTTCGAGCATGCCGCGAATAGGCCCGGTGCCCGCCTCGGCGAAGAAGTCCAGCCCCGGCGTCGGCAGCAAGATGACCTGCGACTTGGCGCCTGCGGGCTGCGTCTCGGCGAACACGTTGATCAGCCGCTGCGCGCTCACCGGAAGCGACCGATGGCGGTAGCAGTTCCAGGCGAAAGGCGCGCGCGGCATCAGCGCATCATCATCTGAAGCAGATGGTTGGACGCGGTAGGCTTGCGCGCCATGGCGAGGCCCATCAGCGCGTTGCGCGGGATCATCCCGGAGTTCAGCGCGTGCATGATGTCTTCGCCGTAGTGCATCGTCGCTTCCGGCCGCACCACGTACTCGTTCTCGTGGGCGCGGATCGGCACTTCATCAAGCACGCCGTCCGTGTCGTGGCGGGTTATCCCGCCGTAGCGCCGGCCGTTGCCGCTTTCGCTGGAACCCATGCCCGCCGTGCCATCGGAGGTGTTGCTATCACCCCCGCTGTTCATGCCAGCGCCGCCATCGGAATTCGCGCCGTCGCCAAAGTTCCCACCGGCAGGCGTCCCGAAGTCGCCCGGATTGCCCAGCGCGCCGTCCGGATTGCCCGTAATGCCGTCCATCGAAGTCGGGCCAATGGCGCCAAACGACCCGGTAACGTCAGGCGTGGATACCATGCCGGGATCGGCGAGGTTCCCGCCCGTTACGTTCGCGCCCGCGCCGAAGTTCCCGCCCTCTGGCGTCGGAGTGTCGCCGGGGTTGCCCAGCGACGGGTCGTTGGTCGGATCGGCGTCATACCCCAGCACCGCAGGCGCCACGCGCGCGGCAACAGCGGGGTTAAGAGCGCGCAGCGCGCCCAGCGCAAAGGTGCCAATCGCCGCCGCAGGAATGCCAACCGGCCCCAGTGCCATCATCGGGCCAAGCGCATTCCGCGTGGCTCGCTCAAAGTTCCCCAGGTCTTGGCCGAAGTTCCCGCTGCCAGGCGCGCCTTGCGGCCCGGCTGTGCCGTACCCATCGCCGGGGTCGTTCGCATCGCCAGCGCCACCGCCGAACCCCACGCCATTGCCATCCGGCCGCGCAGTCGGCGGGTTCGTAATCGTCGGGGCAGGCTCCGGACGCGGCGCAGGTTCCGGCGTCGGCTCTGCCTCCGGCTCCGGCAGACCAATCGGCTCGTCAATCTCGCCATCCGGCGGCGGCGGGTTGTAGATCCCCGCCAGCGCATTGCGCGACCCATACGCGCCAACGCCCATGCGCGGGCCATAGCCGAACGAGTTTTGATAGCGCGAAGATACCATCAGACGATCCGCCCGAAGTTAGCGCGCCGCCACCGCAACGCAGGGTCAACGTTCAGCATCCGCGTCTTGTGATAAGCGTTCTGCAACGCCCGCAGCCCGCGCGCCGCCTGATCCACCACGATGGGCGAAGGCTGCCGACCGAACAGCGGCGACAGGCGCGCCGACAGGTTCGCGCGGATGGCTTCCAGATGGCTATCTGGACAGGAGAAGGACGAGTTCAGCGTCATCGTCCCCTGCCCCAGCGCGACGGCTTCCAGTTCCCACGCGGCGAGCATGTCGTTAAGCATCGCCAGCGAGGCCGTCGCATCCTCGGCGGAAA